CTAGTTACTCTGTATGTAAATTCCCTGACTATCTTTATCAACTTCTAATATAGTGCGACGTTCTGCTGCTGGAATGTATTTGTAGATTGTTTTGGATGAAACATCGAGCACCAAAGCCACTTGATGCATGCTTGCGCCATTTGCAAACATGCGCCTAGCCCGTGCAACAACTTCAGTTGTCATTATCCTGCGCCGCCCTCCGACTCGGCCCTCAGCCCTAGCAACAGCAAGGCCAGCAAGCGTGCGCTCCACTATTAGCTCGCGTTCCATTTCTGCTAGTGCTGACATGACATGAAAGAAAAACCGGCCCATCGCAGTGCTAGTATCAATGCTATCGGTCAAACTGCGGAAGTGCACACCACGTTTTTTAAGCTCTTCAATCAAACCAATTAGGTGGCGAACGCTACGGCCCAACCTGTCAAGCTTCCAGACAACCAATGTATCCCCTTGCGACATGGTGCGCATTGCACGCTTCAAGCCTGGTCGGTCTGATGATTTACCGCTAATTTTATCTTCAAATATTTGTTCGCAATTTGCACTAATCAGGGCTGCTCTCTGCAACTCAGTATTTTGGTCATTTGTTGACACTCTGATATAGCCAATAAGCATGTTTTATTCCCCATTAAAAATGATTGGAGTGTGTCACTTTTATGGGAATGGCTAAAGTATCAATAGTCTCGCAAACCTTGGTTTAGGCGACATCAGCACTAGGCTGCCAAAATTTATAATTTTATACCCTGATGGTACTGAATCCGCACCGGCAATAATGACTAAAAATATAAGAAAAGCCATTGCAAATCCTTTCCCCGGTAGACGAGTTGAAGCATTAGTTGAGGTTCTAATTGCAGGGCAATGGGGAGCGACGGGATGGCTTTATAACCCCAATGTGGCTGGTTTTGGTAGTGGCATTTCCGCATACCCATACGGTTCCAACTCATCAGATGATTTTATAATAATTCAATCTGGTGGGTTAGAAGTTACAACAAGTAGCTCAAGCGCAGGGAACCCGCACGGAATTAGCGCGCAAGTAACATCAGCCCCTTATCGCATAAGAATTAAAACGGTGAATTAATGAATAAATATTATGGAAAAAAAGATGATTCAACGGAGTTTTCATTTGAATCAGGGTTAGCTATTGATACCAAAGGCTGGATATTAATGTCTGGCTCGCGCCCAACACCAGAGCATATTGCTAATGAGGGCGGCGAGTGGGTACTTACTGATACTCTGCCTGAAACTATATAGATAGATAAAATATACCGGGTAATTAAGCCCGGTGTATTAATTATTTTGGCGATTCTGGCCACTCGATACTCGGCGCTTTTGATATATCAATCCGCATCAAAGCAACTCGATATTTACGCCACTCCGCAAGATCTGCTATTTCCTTTTCGCTGGCGCTGCCATCATCGACAGTATCTTGACGCCATTCAATTTCTGAATCAGCAACCGATTTTAACTGGCTCTTTTTAGCATTAACACTCTCGACTAATTCCTCGTGGGTTGGGGGGGGCAAATCGACCCATGCGGGCCTCCCTATAGCAACACCTAATATTTTTCCAATGGGGGGTAATTGTCGCCAGTAAGTGCCTAACTCTTCATCAGTAACGACAACAAGATTATTTGAAATTTCTGGAGGGTAACTTTCATCTTGAACCATATAGTCAGGAATGAACGTTATTAATGATGGACTAAATAATGCTCTCATATCAGTATCCTACTGCAAAATAATCGACAGAAATTGCAATGCGTGTTGTTGCGTTAGTCCAGCCAGATAGAGCGAAACTTGAAAGAGATTTACTGGCATATGCTGCCCATGCTCCATTGGTATAACTGTTGTTTTGTGATGGATGGATACCCAACACCTTGTTGGGGAATGGAATAGGAAATGTCACTATGGTATCGCCTGATGCTAAGGTTGTTGCGGTGCCAAATTGAATAATAAGGCCACCGGGAACATCAGGAATTCGAATATAGTCATTCGCGGTGAATGTTCTTTTGCCAAAGATACTAATTAGCCCAACCAGCGAAACCAGCTTATCCGCAGTTCCCACCTGCATTTCCGCATTAGTTGCAATGCCCTTTTTAGCCGCGTCGCCTAAACCAAGGTTTAAGAGAGTTTGTGCAACAGCTGCCGGGCCAACGTCTTTAATCTCCGACAGGAAGTTAGCAATGGCCAAATATTGATGATGGGGATTAGCTGTCTGGATATGGTCGCTCATCGATGTGACGATCGCGTTAGCAACAAGCTTTACTGCTTTAGCAGTTGCTGCCAATGACTCACTATCGCTGGTGAGTGAGCTAATTAGCTTAACAATCCCTGCCTGAGTCAAAGAGGCTACTGGTAAGTCTGGGATGCTTGCTGTTATAAGGCTCAATATTGCGGTTAATAATTGATTGTCTTTTGTTTCATCTATTTCAATTTCAGCCTCAGCTAATACCGATATTATTTCCTGCTGAATATTGCGAGTGGCACCTTGACTATTATTTAGCCACAGGCCCGGAACAATCGTACCTTGCTCACCAGTAGCTGGGTTGCCATCGTGGAATGCATTGTCAGGGGTATTAATCGGCGGCATGATATTATTCATTATCAGCTCTCCTGGTAAGTGAAATAACAAAAGGTATGGGCGGGCTTGAGATTGTTAAATACGGTCTCAATCACCGTGTCTGAAAAAGAAGATAAGCGCTCACCCGCTGCCGATATGCCTGCTCTGAATCTGAATGTTTGGGTCTTTGAACCGAACACATTCACTCGCCAGACCCAGATAATTTCTGGCACCATCAGTGTGTCACCTGCGCGATTAATGCCCGCTCTGAACGGCTCCAACTCATCAATGGTTATCTGATATCCGGCACTGGCAGCAATGCGCTTAAAGTACGGAATACTCAACCCACCAGACTCGGACAGCTTGATAAGCACCACTTGCAAACGCTGTTGATAGCTGGCTTCCGGCTCTGCCGTAATATCCAGAACGCGCTCCCAATCAGCCAGCAGGCTATTGGCATAGAAGGGAGTGACGCCCCCCAATACGGCATTAGCCAAAAGAGAGGCGGCATCGAGAACGTTACCTTCAGCCTGAATTTCGGCATTGATTTTTGGCTGTTGCGAGTCATAAGCCACTGGAGGCAGCAGCAGGCCCAATAAGGTTGAGAATTTCATAGCAAGGCCACAGTGATAGTTCCGACACGCAGCCACTCAACAACAGTGCCGTCGACTTGCGGAATAACGTTATTGATAGGTGAAATTATTTGTCGGTCAGTAACGCCAGTAATAAGGGAAACCAACATTTCAGCCTGGCTACGAATAAAGGACTCGCCGGGCATCAGGCGGTTTACATAGTTATTTAATGTCTCTTTAATTAATGTTTCCGCTGCATCGAAAGTAATACCACTCAATGTAACGTTAACGTCGATATCAAATGTCTTAATGGTCGGAGCCATCACTAATGAACTCTTGGCTGTCACTGGACGAACGTCATCAATATGGGCTTGTGTGGCGGCAATAATGGTTTCAGATGGCAGGCCGTCAGCAGAGGTGATCACAATATCAACGGTGCCTAAGCCACGACGTAAGGGGTAAACAAATGCTGCAGTTACGCCAGTGACTTCCAGCGCCCAGCGCTTGTAGTCATATTTATTACCGCCTGCCGGGGGGCGACGAATTAAATCAAGATACCGAGCTAAAAGGTCTTCCGGGCTTTCCTGGTCAGTACCGCCGCGCATAATGCCAATAATGACCGTTGTATCCACACCATCCGGCGTTGACGACAACGTGCCAGACATCACTTGTGCTGTGTTGCCGCCAGTGCCTGGAGTGGCTGCCTGCGCTGTCATGGTTAACTTACCATCAAGCCCAATAGTCGCCTGCTGAGTGGTCACAAATGAGAGCGCGTCACGCGTTACCGTTAATCCACTGGCCACCGTGGCATTAGGCTCACCGGTGAGATCAATGGTGCCTGTTGCGGTATTCGCGGGCTTGCGAACGATACCCCGCGTCCGGCAATGCAACTCCAGAAACTCAATATCGGCGGTGTCAGCGAATATCTGCCGAATAATCCAGCCTTGATCCTGATATATCCCGGCAACGCAACTGGCAATCGTTGAGGCCCGAATATAATAATCACTGTTTTCAGAAATATCGGCATCGGCTAATAAGTTACGTATATCGCGTAATATATTGGAACGGATAACCTCGACGGTGGGTGTCATATGCGGCATCAGGCAATTCTCACTGGATGGCTAAACGTTTCAGATTGATTAGATGCGGTTTCCACCACGATATGCAGCAGTAGCCATCCGGGACGTAATCGGGTAGACGTCACCGTAATCACGGTTGCACGACCATCATCAATCAGGCGTTGTAATGCCTGTTCAGCATATTGGCGAGCCAGGGTATAAACACGGGGGACATCTTTCTCGCGAGCCAGTTCATGCAAACGTGAGCCCAGCGTGGTATCAGCCCACCATGAGCCCAGCGGCACCATCAGGCACAGGTAGACGGCATTGGCCAGCGTATTGATACGTTCGCCAGTGTAGTCGCGGGTTGAAGGGTCAATTAGCATGTCCATGCCGCCACTATGGCGGCATAGAGCAAGAAAATTCAGGTGAAGAGGTTCAGTGGGTTAGGCTTTGGCGTCAGAGGTATCACCGCTCATGCTGTCAATGTGATGATGTCCGGTCAGGGATATATTACCCGCTTGCACATCACCGTCGGTGGTGTAGTTGCCTCCGGTCTGCCCGATATTACCTTCAAATGCCGCCCCAGTGCCACCCTTGATGGCCATACCGCCATTGCCAGTGATTTTAGCCTGGGCGGTAACTTGCTGACTGGCGGTAACCATTGGAGTATTGAAATAGGCCTCTTCCTCGGCATCGACCTCGTAGTTCTTGCACTTCACGCGGTACGTATCGCATTCAACATCAATGATGCGGCCCCGCTTCAACACGATTTTAGCCCCCTCATCGGTATAGAGTGCCACTTCCCCGGATTTTAGCCCTTTGAGCCGATAAGCACCATGTTCGGTGGCAATCACAATACCATGCGAGGTTGCCCCGCCCAGGGGCAATATCACGGCCATCGTGCCGGGTAAGGGATTGGAGGTAAAACCGTAGTGCTGGAACAATTCATTATCTTGCAATTGTTCCCCCGCCAGCGCTCTGGCCTGCACAGTTTGAATCTGGCCGCCACTGTTAACCCGTGTTAGCACCGCCCTAAATGCCTTTCGAATACGGTTTAACGCCGTATTAATCCGACCATCAACATTATTCCACATCGACTATCCCCAGCTCTTTGGTTTTCTTTTTCTTTCGGCCTTTTTTCTTTTTCGGGAAGGCATCCGGTATCCAGATGCCATCCTCTTTTAACCGTAAGGTGGTGGTCTCGCCCTCGGGACGGCCACCAATGAATTCACGCCCCATCAGAAAGAAAATGGCGTCAATGGCATGGGGTTCACTGCGGACATGAATACGCTGGCCAGGCTCCCACAATATGCCATCAGAGTTACGATGACCGGCAACCACAGCTGTTAAGCTGTATCCCGCCAGCCGGGCATCTGCCATCGCCTTACGTCCGCGATAGCGTACCTGATCCAGATTATCAGCGTCACCGACGACCATGATTTGCGGACGGTAATACGGCACTGAAGGGTCTTTTATCACCGTCTTTAGGCCATGAGTGCCTGTTTCTGCGGAACCCGCCCCCTGGCTTAAGTCGTCGTCCTGGCCATCGTCTGAAGCATCGCTGGTCGCGCTTTGGATGCTGGCACCTTCGACATCCACAATACCTAGGTCGGCAGAGGATTTAGACCCCTGACCATGGCCCTGCGCCAAAACAGTGAGCTCGGAGAATGAGCCATTGATTGACGAATTATCATTGAGTGACAGCAGATTATTGCCTTCACCATCAAACCGCATAATTAACGTGGCCACCGGGGGCGTGGTGTAATCCGGGCCACCAATGACCAAAGTGCCATCCGGCTCAAACCATGGCCATAATCCACGGCCAGCAGCTGCACGGACTAATGCATCCCAGGCGCGTTCGCCAGGCTCGATGCTCACTTTATCGTTACGAATAGCACTCTCGGCATTAATCCGAATCTTAGTGATACCCAACGGCCGCACGATATTGGCGATCACTTCTTCCAGCCCCAACTGGCGGGAGGTGAAAATAGGTGCGGCACAATCCACCAGGATGGCGGCACCATCGCGACCCGACAATGATAGGGTGCATTGCTTGCGGGCGATGTTTCGCTGGATGCTGTCGATACGGCCCACCATCACGGTATCTGCCCCAACCTTCACCTGTACGGGGACACCGCGAGTAATGCCGGGAGGAAATACCCCATCAGGCAGGCCCAACGAAACAGACCAGGCATCGGCGGGGATCAAGAAATCAGAATCAATCTGATAGCGACTCCACGCGCTATGGACTTTGCCATTAATCAAAATGCTAACGCGGTTATCCTGCTCTTTCTCAGATGGCGTAGGCATAGAGCACATCCCCTGGCTGAAGGTTGTTAGGGTTGCGCAACTGAGGGTTGAGACGCTGTAACTCAACGGCACGTCGATAGTCACCGTACCAACGGTGAGCCACTAAATGCAGGTTGCTGACGCTATCAACCTGGCGCTGTATCAGCGGTGGGCGGGTGGTTATCATATTGGCGGCCAACTGTTGCACGGCCAGTGCAATGTCTTTTAAACCCTCCACCACCGGTTGCCAGGCGATACCTAATGCCGTTGGGCTTGAGCTGACTTCTTGTGTGGCATCAGCATACTGAGCCCGATGCTGGTCAATGGCCGTCTGGATAAACTGGCGGGTATCGTTAGCAATACGCTCAATCTCAGTCGGGGAAAGCAGACTGTTGATGTCTTCATTACTGAAGATATCAGCGGCGTCCTGCGCCAGTTCGCCAGCGACAACGATAGTGACCATCGCAATCAGTTCAGCAACATCCGCGACTGATACACCTGCCGGTATGTCGACAGGCGCGGTCTTTTCACCTGAAACCAGTGCGGTGGGTAAGTTGGCAATCTCGGTCAGTTGGCGATGAGACTCGCCCCAGTCAGACATTGTAGCGTTTGTCTGGCTGATGGCGCTGGCCGCAGAAACGCTGCTGCCACTGGAGGTGGCATTCTGTGAGGTCAGGCTGACCGCACTTTGCAAGTCACTCATAAACGCGCCGGGGTATTGCACAAAATCAGTGGTACTGCCGACAAATCCGGTTATCTCACCGCGAAAAATAAGCAGCAGATTGAGTGCCGCAGACGCCAGTGCCTTGGATTTTGACATCAGTTTTTTAGCATCACGCAGCGGGGCCAGTGCGTTATCCATCAGACTCTGCTCGGCATCCATGAGCGATTGCACCTGATTAAAAATGACATCAGCCTGGGCGGTGGGATAGTCCTGGCTGAAAAAGGGGTTACCGGTTTTTGACTCAAGAAATACCAGTTCAACGGTGCAATAATCCACATTCTCGGCATCGTGACCGACCTGGCACTCGATGACCTGCATATTCGGCATCGAGCCGTAAATAGGGTGGATAAGCTCACCCGCACCGCGCTTATCCAGCTCTGCAATAAAGGATTGCAACCGGCTATCGTAATCATCCCCCCAAAACAACGCAGATAAACGAATGTTACGGGCTTTGCGGCCCATGTCTTGAACATCCGCCCCATCAATGTAGGGGTACTCATGCTGCGCAATATCACGGCTCCAGCTATCGCGAGCATTGACCACATCAAATCTCACGCCACGAAATGAGGCGTCTAAGATGCTATCTGACCAGCTCATTGAGGGCTCCCTGTTGGGCCACGCACGGCTTGCGTACCATTGTGGTCATTGACAATCTCAGCAAGTACACGTCCATCGACCTCTAATTTAGTGGTGACCTGGATGGGCTGATTTTTTTGCCCTTGCTGGCCAGCGGACAGATAGGACGGTACGCCAAAGCCTGCGAGGTTATTGGCTTGCGCATTAAAGGGGTTAACATCGGCAGTGGTAATGTTGGACGGAACAGAGATTGAGGAGCCTTTTTTGCTGAATCTGTCCTTAACGACTGACCAGGCTAAATCAACAAAGGAATATCCCGACGTGCCGGTTGATATGGAATCCACTTTCTCGGCCATATTTTTCTTGGCAAAATCTTCACGCAATGCATCTCGCACGGTAGAGATGGCGACAGAACCTGCGGTAATATAGAGCAAAGGCACGGCAATACTGTTACCCGCCATTTTCCCGAGCGTACCAGGTGCACTAATCCCTCCGTTACCTGCCCCCGGTACGCCGCCACCGGCCCCAGTCAGGAACCTGAGTCCAGCAAATGCTACAGCAGCAGCACCCATCGCTTTAATACCAGTTTCTGCGCCTGAAACGGCAATAGTTAAGCTAGGGTATTTGTCGGCATAATTTGCAAGGTTGGTTGAAAGACGGCCTAAAATATCTGATAACGGCTTGATCGAATCCATCTCTGAGAAGTCACGCACGTTTTTAAGCTGCTCGGTTTTGAAGTCCGGCGTATCTGCAATAACAGCAAAAGCATCTTCACCTGCACCTGCTGAGGATTTTGTCCCTTTAATTTGTTCGTCTATAAAATCTTTTTTCAGGATATTTGTTTTGAGAGCCATACTTGCTTGTTGGTCAGCAACAATATTAGACGTAATGGATGAAACCAATACATCCATCGCTGCTGCAATATCCGCTTCTTTATCTGTGCCTTTACTTTCTTGTAATTTAACTTTTAATTTTTTGTATTCTTTATTACCAGAAACAATACCGGTTACTGCCTTCATAAATGCATCAGCAGTATTTACACCTTGAGAACGTTGAGAAACTAAAAATTGCTCGTAGTTTTCAACCTCTCCAGATTTATTTCTAAACCTGTAATTCTTCATGGAGTTTTTAATATCGCTGCTGGTGATTTTATCAAATAGATTATTGACGTTAGTCGCGGCAGAATCATTATCACCCGCAGTTAGGGCGTTGGCCTGGTTGTAAGCAAGTAACTTATCAACATCGTCTAGCCCACTCATCCCCAAGCTTTTGGCTTTGGACATTTGCGCTGGCAGCTTCCCCGCCATATCGGCCAATTCAAACTTGCCGTTTTCACCAGAGCGAATCGCTTTATCAAAAAATGCCGGCAGTTGATCTACTGTAATACCAAATAAACCGATAGCGGATGATCCCATTTGTGCCAGGTCATTGGGGTTCGCACCGGAAGCTGTAGCATAACGCATGACTGAAGGTAGCATAGCCATGGCTGTCTGACTGTCGACACTACCATCGGCTAGAATAGTATTGAGCGCTTCAGCACCTTGATCTTTAGTGCCGCCGCCATATTTTACCGCGCCCCTTATCGCATGATCTAATTCGCCTTTTTTCTTTATACGGGCCTCGGGTGATAAATCATTAAATCCCGTATTTGTCATATAAGCTAGCGTCTTGTCATAGCCCATTTGGCGGCCGACAGGCTGAGCTAAAACGGCACCCGCAGCAGTCACTCCCCCTGCAATCGCCATGACATTCGAGCCAATGCCTTTGGCTCGTTCGAAACGAGACAATGACTGACTTGCGCTAGTGAGCTCACCTCGCAGTTTACCGATGCGATCTGACATCGCAGCAAAGGCACGAGATTGCTCATTTGCAGACATCACACCACTACGGGTGAGGCGAAGATAGGCGGCTTGAGTTTGTTGGATTTCGCGCTGAATATCCTGCTCAGAACGTATACCCAATGTGGATCGGGCAGATGCCTGGCGTTTCAATTCAGCTTGTAGACTACGGGAGGCTTTAATACCCTTATCAGCATTCTTTGAATCGGTCTCGCCCAACTTCTCGGAGGCTTTCGCTGCATCGGCGGTTTGTTTTACCGTATCTTGCAGGGTCTTTTTGAGTACTTTAGAGGCGTTATCGCGGGCGAATAACGTCAACGCCAGATTGAGTCCACGTGACATTTATCGTCCCCGCTTTTGTCGTTTAGATTTTACCCGCTGGGTAGTGGTTACCTTGTTATTCCCGGCTGACGTTTTTTTGCCGTGCAGCCGAGCCAATGCATTGAGATAACCATCCAGCTCGGAGCGGGTCATCGCTCCTATTTGTTGTTCACTTACTCCGTACTTACCGAGGGCGAGGACGGTGAGTCTATAACCGGCAAGTTTGGATTCAATGCCATCCGCTTTTTTTTAATGGCGGAGATCTGCGTATCTATAAGATCATAATCATCGTCAGTTAGCGCATCGAGCAATAAGTCGGTGGTTATTACATCCTTATCCAGATCACCTAAAGTGGTGAGTGCACTGGCGATAACAGCGACACGATAATATGTGGATGCGACAGCACCCTCCGTCGTACCGTACTTGTCTTGGGTATCAGACAATGCATTGATAGTGTCTCGTATAACAGGCAAACGAACTGTAAAGTCAAAATGCACTTTGCCATTAGCCTCAACACCATGAAGCAATAAACCTGAGTCAGTCATTATTCAATCACCTCACGCAGAGCATTCATTGTGATATCAATCATGGCTTCATTATCCACCGTGTATTTCGCGCCGGTTTCTGTTGTGAAGCAGTCCAGATAACTGGTGCGTTTACCACCGCTACCATTGAGCGGGTATTGCGTGACTTTGGCATTCTCAATAGCAGCCCAGTCAATGTTGCCATCTAACGGAACAACAGCAGAAAGACTGAGTTTGTATTCCGCAATGCCCCGACTAAAGCCTTTGGCTCGTCCGGTCTTGTTCATGGTTTTAACTAACTTACGGCCTGTGGTGATATCGACATTCAAGGACGTGACTTCAATTTCCCGCCCGTCGATTTCCAACACAATCGAGCCCACATATTCATCTGCTGCCATGGTGATGGCTCCTTACAGTAAGAGGTCAATACGGCCAGCAAACACATGCAGACCATTGACGATATCAACGGGGATGGCGGCATTCAGCCGGTTGTCGTCTTGAGAGTCCCGTTCAACAATCAGACCCGACTTGTTCGCGCTGACCTCTTCGACTATCTCCAACTCTTCCAGTTTGAGCAGCACGTCCAGCAATTCACTGCGTACCTTTGGCCCCGTTCTGGTGCTCAACTTGTCGCGAGGGAAGCGTAAGTCGATACGCTCCCGGCAGGCTTTACGCACATAATCCAGGGTACGAATGGTGGTGATATCCAGCAAGGACACATCCGGCGTTCCTGCAAGGTTTTCGGTATAGGTGCTGATAGCACGGACGATCTGCACGGTATTGCCGGGGCCGACTTCAAACGGAGTTAACCCATTATGCAACGCGTTTTCCTGCTCATTACGCCCTGGGCGGTCAGCAAGTGCGGTCACATCCAGACTGCTCATCACCAGCGTATTGAGTGGCCGTGCCGGGTCTTCTTCACTCGCAATCACCGCCGCATAAGCTGCCGCAATTTGGCCTGGCAATTTTACCGAACCGTTATGCCAGCCCAGCGTGACACGTCCGCCATTGATATCCCCGCTCAGCGTGGTGCCAGTTGATAAGGACTTAGACCAACCCGCAACACCAATGGCTCCTCGCTGCTCTAATGGCCCACCGACATAATCAAGGTGGTTACGCAACGCCGTTAATGCTTCCGGTGTTGAGTACGGACAAACAAGGATGTTATGGCCAGCAGCAAAGACAGCCGCTAATGCGGGTGCAATATCAGGGTCAACTTCTCCCCCAGCCATGGCAGTGATAGCGGTGGTGACACCCGTCGCCGTGGATTGGGCACGTAATTTGATATCGTTACCCAGCGCACCTTTATGGCGGCAAGTGAGCGTGATAACGCCTGCGGCAGCAACAGCGGTCACAGGTAAGCTGGTCTGACTGGCCATCGCAGCAATCAGATTGCTGGCAATCTCATCAGGGGTATCTGTCGCGGCCACGGCAGCATCAATGCGAATATTGCCAACCAACAGACTGACCACGCCGCTGGTCGCCGCTGTACCCGTCAGGGTTAAGGTGCCTTTAGCTGCCTGACCTGCTGTGGCATCCGATACACCGATAATCTGCAATTGCAGATAGCGATTACTGGTAATGGCATCGATGGCCATCAAATGGGCTTGCGAGCCGTAACCGAACAATTCAGCGGCCTGCGTATCTGAAAATACACTGGTGGCCACAAGCGGTAACGCGCTACCTGTTGACAACATCTGGCCGATAATCAAGACCAGTTGCTGATTGCTGGGTAACGAGCGAACCGCCAGCCGGGTATTGAATTCAAAGTATTTACCCGGTTTTCGGATACTCGACGGGATATTGTCAAAAGCAATATTAGGACTGGCCACGGGATGCCTCCGCTTTGGTTTTGGCTTTCGGTTCAACTGTATCAACAGCGGTCTCTGTCACCGGCGCATCTTCAGTCGTAGGGGCGGCTTTACTGTCCTCCACTACAATCAGGTCACCGGCAGCGATTTGACGCAGGTAATAGGCGGTATTGGGAACATCTACCGTTTCGCGCTCGATGTATTTTCGGGCGTTGTGTTGGTACGGAACACGAACCCCGCCAACGGCTTTAACTTTCAGTATGGTCATGATGAATAATGTCCTCAGCATCCGGCGAGAGTGGGGTCTGCGGGATGTCATAACTAAGACGGGTGGTAAGCCAGTCAGCATCCGGCTCACTTTGACTGCCCAGATAGCCGTTAAAGATACTGTCAATGGAATCAGCAGGCGGATTAACAACAGGGAATAAGCCATTCTCCAGCGCCTCTTCAATCCAGTAAGTGTCGAACTCGCAGGCGAAAACAGACAACGCCGCATTATCCACTTTGGTGTTAAACAAGGTGCGAACGCGCCCAGGCACCAAATGCGCAATCCTGAGCCCCAAATCCTGACCGGATAACAAACGGCGCACGGCCTCGACCATTTTATAGGTGCCAACCTCTTCCAATCCGGGGCCCCCCTGGCGCGTTGCTTCCTCGCTGCGCACGTTACGCTCCCCAACAATCACCACAAAGCGCCCATAGGTTTTGTATTTACGCTTGGTGATACTGGTGTTTTCAGTCTTCTGGATACCGCCGAACGTGACCCAAACAGCAGGTAAACGGCGGTTAACTTCAGCGGGTTCTGCGTCCATTTCACCCCCGTAGGAGTGAACATCCTTAACCATGCGGCCCATGCCCTGGCGTAACCGTTCACAAATGGCCTTTTCAGTGAGTGCAATAATCAAAATGCACCCCCATTAGTCGAATCACGGCCAAAGTTACGGCCCGCAGAAGAGAAGCGAATACGTGGGCTGGACTCGACCACTTCCCCGTTAGGCAATTTACCCAGGGTAATTTGCCCGGCAGCGACACGCTCCAGATAACGGATAGCGTCTTCATAACGCTCGCGGATTTCGTCAGTGCTTTGGGTTCCGGCACCGCATAACAGATAGCGGGTGATATCACAGCAACGGCCCACAAGAATGCCAGGCGTATCTGGCCAAGGCGTTGGATAGCGACCCGCCAGATAACTATCAATCTCAGCACTGGCCTGCGTCAGTTTGACGACCATCACATGGTCATCAATCTGACCTGTAAAGTTACGGTCAGTGAGGGCGACACACTCTTTCTCACCGAATGCATCCACCATATTTTGACGAGTCGCATACATGGCGCGTTACCTTATTTAGTCTTCTTGGCGGGTTTAGTGCCTTCGGGCTCTTTGGACTCCGTATCGGGAGCTGGAGTCAGGCTGGCAATCTGCGCGTTGAGAGCGTCAATTTCCTGCAACTGGTCGGCAATGGTGGCGTTAGCACGCTCATTATCTGACTTCAACGCATCAGCATCTTTCGAAAGCTGTTGCAGGCTGTTTTCCAGTTCCCAATTACGAGCCTGTAGCGCTATAACGCTGCCCTTTAACTCTATAATCTGGCCTAAGGCCTCGCTTTGGTCTGTATTCGCTGACTGGCCATCAGTCACATGCGACACAACCAACATGGGCTCAGCCTTGAGCTCAGCGAGAACCGAGGGACTAAAATGACCATCAGCGTAAGTCTGGGTTTTATCGCTGTGGGCCATGCCACAGCGGCGGAAACCATCCCGTTTGGCGGTAATTTGAATCGGCATTATGCAGCCTCCCCAGTTGAGCCATACGCCATCTGCCAGAAGCCGTAACCACCCGCCGCACGCGCTTCAGCACCGAACAGAAACTTCTTGCGCATGAAAACGCTATCGCTGTCGTAGTCCGTTTGTTCAACGAATACTGGTTTTTTACGCTCTTGATAGATAAGCGGTTTGACCGGGCGAGTTGTGTCCAGAAGAAACCACGCGGTATCTGATACTAGCTCTGGAACTACTAATACCTCTGCCGTTCCTTTATAAGTGTTTGGCGTGTTATCAGGGAACCTGTCCGCTGTCATCAGGTAGTTAGCCACATCTTCCAGCGCCGGTGGAACGACCAGGATGGTTGGACGAATTTTGAGAGAAGCACCTTCCTCGTCTTTGAAACTGCGCATCGCCGTACGGGCGGCACCGTAGCTGGCTTGGGCTGCGGCTAAGCTAGTCACAGATAGCCGCTTGGTACCTTTGTTAGAAATGGATGCACCACGCACGGGATGGTCTGTATCAAAGAAGGGTTGACCGTCATAGCAAAGGTTGTAAAACCCTTTACTCAGCAACTCAAACACGATATCAGAAGGTAACTCTGCGGCGGACTGACCGGCGGCAGAGGCTTGCTGGGCATAGCCTAACAGTTGATCGTCTTCAATATGATCACGATCAACTTCAACCGTAGCTTCAAAATTATCGTTGACGACGCTGTAGTTAAAGGCTTCAAGGGATTTTACAACCTTGTCACCAATCCACTTGCGCATTTTTGGGAAGCGACTCAACCAGCTATAGTCGTTTTGCCCGCTGGTTGACGGCACCAGCATGGCCACTTTTTGCCAGTCGCTTGGGGTCTGATCAAAGGCATTCTGAAAGGTGGCTTTCAGATTGACGAAGATCTGTTTAACGTTCTTAAAGTTTACAAGCACGGTATTACTCCTTAAATCAGAACCCAAACACCGTCAGAATCAACGATGATCACTTTACCTGCGACAGGACGCTCATCAGTTACACCATTGCTTTTGGCAACCGTTTGACTGTCCGCAACGTAACAATCTTTACCTACATCAGCCTGCGTTACGGCATCACCCGCAAAGTTAGCGAAACACCAGGCTTTCCCACGACGAACGAGCGCGTCAGCGTCGCCGTTAGCCCCAGCACGGTTATCGACATAACCATCGGAAACGCCCAGCGTAGTCTGTGTCGCCACTGCCGATGCCATCACCGCAAAACCACCGGCATTGGCACCAATGATGTGACCACCAAAGATTTCAGTTGCCTGGGCGACAGGAACGGGGGACAGCTCACCATCACGCCAGGGCGTATTGCGGTCTCTCATTTCTTCTCTCCTTTAATAAACTCGGCGATTTGTTTCGGGTCGGTGCCGAGAAGGGAACAAATAGCCGTATCCACCTCACCATCATCATCGACGTCGGTGGCGACTGGCGGTGAACCCAGTGGCGGCTTGCCCCTGGTCTGGGTTTGGGTCAGTGCGGCAATCTTCGGCGCTTTATCCAGAAAGCTTTTCAGACTGTCCGGATTAGCCTTGGCCAGTGACTCCGCCCAGGTTTTCTGAGCCGGAAGCAATCGCCCGTCAGACAATGCGGCGGTAATGAGGCCATCACATTGCTGACTGGCCAATGCGGCAATATTCGCTTGAGCCTGAGTGACCGCTTCACTGACGGCCTGGTGCATAACATCGACAGAAACCCATTTAACCGGGTCTGGCGTGTCGAGCTGTGCGGTCAGTGCGGCAATTTGCGTGTCGTGCTGGTCGAGCATTTGGAGCAAGTTCACCGATGCCGCTGCTGTTCCTTCATCATTTGAAAGACGCTTAATCAGCTTCATCAGTTCAGCCATGACTTCTTCTTGGGTGGTAGAGAGCGGCAGATTAAGCATCCAGCGCAATTGTTCGAGTAGTTCTTCCATTCCGGCGTTACCCTCAGAGGTTGAGTTGATGGCCAGGACGGATGCGGCGGCTAACATCACCTCATCCATATCATCCAGAGCCGGTGTGTTAGTCAGTGCCGCATGGAGTATTTGCAGCACATGACCGGATTTGTTGTAGTTAAAGACAGGGGAAATAAAGAGGTATTCATCTTTCAGAATCATCGCCGCTGCGGCGTCAGTCCAGTTGACCCCAACAGCGTACAGACCTTTACCCTCCCGCCATTCCAGTGTTTTAAACCAACCGGATGCGGGGGCGGGCTGACCATTTTGGGCGGCTTTTAATGTCTGGTGTTCGTAATCAATAACGTAAGGTGTCGATTTGGCATTAGCCGCATCAATTAATCGCTGCGCAATTTCAGCGTTCATTAGCCAGTGATCGCAGTCTTTAGGGCGACCATCTACCGCCCGGAATTCACCAGCGGGAAAGAGCTGGATGGTTCCGAGGGTCGCTTTTTTGATTTCGATTGCCAGAGCGGCGAATAATGTTTTCATGCCACCGAGAATACGGGGCCGTTAAAAGGGTATTCAGTGGAAGGGGTTCAGTGGATTACATCGAGGGATAACGCGCGGATCATCTTGCCACTTCACTCAACACATTAGCAATGGCGTTAACCCATTTTTAAACACGATTTAAAAACTCGGTGGTGCGATTAAGACGGGTAAAGTCCGGCGAGAGTGTCAGTAAACGATTAAAACGCCCTGCGTCGATTACAGGGCGTTTACGGTTACGAATCAATAACACGGCGAAAGTAGTCTAAACCGGTGTTTTCCATGGCTTCCACATCCTGCTCGGTCAGGTGCAGAAAAGGACGCGCGGGCATCTTGATGGTATAGGCACCCACCGCCGCCGTTTGCACAAAATTGGACTTTGACTTTTTAACGAACCGGTTACCTACTTCACCGTTTTTCTTCTGCCTGAAGTGCATATCCTGCTTACGGGCTTTACGTTTGATTTCACCACCGAACTGGTGAATAGGGCCGTAGACCGAATTAGTCCCGACGCTAGCACTATCATTATCACTCTCTTGCACGGTGCTCGCCGCAAGACGCCCCGACAACTGTAGAATCTGACCACCGGCGCGTTTTTTCGCATACGCCGGACTCCATCCCATCCAGGCGGGTCGACCCTGATTTTTAAAGTTCTCTTCAACAGCGTCCCCCATTGCTGCCGCGAGCTCACGCATCAACGGCCCACGGTGTTCCAGCTTGCTGATAAGCTCACCCAGCGAGCGCTCAAAATCGGTAACGTTGAACTTGATACCAATACTGCCACCCATCAGAGACTCCCCGCCAGCACCGGCAAACGGGCTAGCGCTTGACGTTGAACCTCAGACAGCACTGCGCCTTTGTGCATTAGTTTGACCGCCAGACCGGTATTACCGGCACTGAGCGGAACAGTCACGCCATAGTCATTTTTTCCCTGGCGAACGATGTAGACCAGTTGCTCATCATCGAGCAATGTCGCCACCGGACGTTGCAACAGTTCCGGCAACTCCGCCCATAACGGCCCAGGCGCATCCAGTACCGCATTATCAAACGCCGTTAAAGTCACAGAGCCAGGCGCTTGCCCGCGCATCTCCAGTTTGGTGAGGGTCTCGGGTTCAATAGCGCCAAGATGACGCAATGAGCCTTTGGGTTTTGGCTGGAGTGACACCTGATTTACCCAGTGGTTAACATCGGTTTTAACGGCATTTAACAGCGTGTTATCGCTCAGGGTTTCTTTCACCGCCAAGGAGGCCAGGCGCGGAGACGCCACCGCAGATTTATCCATTAACCGTTGCCCCAGTGCGGACAAATTACCCTGGCCCGGATTGTGACCAAAGCCCGCATCCGGTGTATACAGTTCGCCATTGATACGAAAAGCCTGCACCGTGCGCGTATCATTGGGCCCCCATGCCTGTTGTACGGTCTCAATTCTGTCCTGGCTAGATTGCACGGTGATGCTGTAGCGGCTGATATCAGCCTCAGAACGTGACCGAACGCGGCAGCGGCAACGCCAGCCATCTGGCGGATACATAAACTGCCAGACCGGATCATCATAACGGGCGGTAAAGCCATTTAACGTGGCATGTTTGGGGCGGGTTAGCCTGTCCGTGACCGCAACCCGCTCCAGATAGGGACGAAACTCGGCGTTGGCGAGCTGCTCTTCATAGCGGCCTGCGTTATAGGCTGACTGCATATTGGTCTGGAAGATGGTTTTCAGTCGGCGCGGGGTGAGCTGCTTACCTTCAAGAACACCATCCGCATCGGCCACCAGTCCTTTCCCCATCCAGCCTTTTTGCTCCAGCACCGGGATAAGTTGCTTTTTGAACTGCTCAAAGGTGGTGCCGTTACGCAGGCTGTCATTCAGGCTATGGCGAACATCTTCCAATACATCTTGCTTCAATATCCCTGCCACGGTGAACGCCGTGGCATGGGCGCGGGCTTCTACGTCATGCCAATTAAAACCGATGGTGTAGCCCTTCGACTCAAAATAGCGAATAGCCTCTTCTGGCTTGAGCGTCATCGCCTGGGCCAGATTGACATCAGCTTTCGGCATTGAGATGCCCCCAGATATCAGCGACAAATATGGCCTGGGCCAGCAGTTGCTGGAGCTGATTATCATCCAGCGCCGGATAACTGGCCGCGATGATATTGATAGCTTCGTCAGGCGATTGCCCCTGACTTAGCGCAGCAACCAGCGGGGTTATGAGTTTCTCCATAGCCTGATTGATGGCTTTAGGCACTGTTTGTGCCTCATCAAGAACCACCTGCGCGGGGTCATCACTCTCCGGGTTCGCGGTCAATGCCACAAAAGATTTAAACAGTTGGGGGTTGGATGCCAAAGACAAACTGGCTGACATAGGCGCGGGTTCTGGCGCGGTCAACACATCTTCGCCTTGTTGCGGCACCGGGATACCGAGCTTCTTATGTATCCACGAGGTCGGAATAGTCTTTACCCCGGCGCTCACCAGGTTAGATACCCCCTCAGAGAAGACTTTAAGATCCTCAATATCACGGACATCAAAGACCAGCTTAGGCTGGCGACGGGTGCTAACTTCTTTGCCATTGAGCGCCAATAACATCCGAATAAAGCCCCGGAAGAATCCCTCAAGTTGGCGGGCATCAGAGACCAGAATGTCATGGCGCACATCGTTATGGACATTGCCCAGGGCATTGGTTGAGGATTTGCCGTCAGCCTGACTGGTGAGGGTTGCACCCAGGATAACTTTGGATTCGGTGCGTTCCGCCCAATCAATCATGGACTGGAACGGGTCAGACTGACCAACGGCCGCAGACTCAAACTCAATCGAACTGCCATCAGGAATGATACCCGCCGCATCATGGCCCAATGTCACTAGCGCATGAAGCAAAGAATCTTTTTCTTGTTCAGTGGCTCCTGGCATGTATTTACCAACACGCAGCGGCAAACCGTAAATCTCCAAGAATTCCGCCATATCCCGTAAGGCATAGTTCTTAAACAGATAGGGCCAGACGAGCACACGGTATAAACCAGACTGCGCAATGAAGCCGGGTTTCGCATTATGCGTATGCACCAGCCAGCCGAACGGCCAAAGTTCAGCGCCATTAAAGGTGCCATCATTGAGGCGAATTTCGTCGTTGGTTTCCGGGGTGGTACTGAACCAGCGATGAGGCCGCAACACCACTTTGGTGGGTAACCAGACATTTTCCTCCAGCTCCCAGGTCTCAATTTCCTGCGCGGCAAAGCCATGGCCGATAGCATCGGCGGCATTGAGAATGATATCTTCCATATCGGGGATGGATTTCAGCCAGGAAGAAACCACCACCGCCAGTTCTTTTTCGGCAGCAGTCGCATTTTCCGGTGGCTCAATGCTCCAGTCCAGTGTCAACAAGGCATTCTTGCGCTTGGCCATCTCTGAGAAAATATGCCCGTCACGCTCCAGCATATCCTCAAACAAATCCGCCTGCGCGGACAGGTCGCCCCGTTCTGCGGCCTCAAGGATATGGGGTAATTTGCGAATGCTCAGCCCCTTGGACGGGTGCATTGGCCACTGGCGGTTAAGCTGTGCGACACGTGAGGTCTGGGATTCTTTCAGTACTTCACGTTTAAGCGGGCGACCATACTGGTCAACGATTTGTCCCATACTACCAACCTCCCGAGCCGAACCGACTACCGCGATCATTATCTCGGCTACGCGGCACCGGCGTAAATTCAAAGTGACCCGCACCGGAAACAGCCAGCGCCCACAACATGTGCAGGGCGTCCGGGCCATCATCATGATCGGCTTTGGGAAAATGACGTAATTGTTCAATCAACGTGGTCTGGCTGGAATGCAGGCGGATCAAACCATTCACCATATGCGGTTGCAATGACTCGATACGTAACAGCTTATCGGCACTAGGCGACACGCCGCGAGCTGGTACAGGTATACCCGCCTTGGCGGAGCGCTTGATTAACTCGGTGCGCAAGAATTCCTGAAATGCGACGGACTCAACGCTCCATATCTGGCAGCGATAAATCTTCTGCAACTCGATAATGTCCGAAATTATCTTATCGGGAACCCGCTTACGGATCCCCGCCTCGACCACATCCAGAATGCCCGAGTGACGGTTAAAGCCACCGACCAATAAGGCGGAAGGGTCACGACTGTTACCGCGCAAACCGAGGCTTGGGTCGCAGGCTCCGTAGAAAATCCACTCAGCCAGCCGGTTAACCCAAAAGTGGAATACCCCTTCACCGGCAAAAATCGCATCTTCACCACTGACCGGATCATTCTGATATTCTGCGTCAAAGGTGGCATGACCATCACGTGCACGAATGAGCATCAAGGCGAGGATAGGACGGGCTGACCAGGACACAATGGCCCCTTCGTCCATCTCGGCGCGATGTTGCTGGTAGTAGGCATTGGCCAGCATCTCGCCATCTGCCCCGTTGTTGCGCAGAATTTCTTCCCACGTATCCCACAGCGACATGTTGTCTGGCCAACGAATCAGGGCCTTAAAGCGGGCGACGCGCCACAGCGGATTTTTGAGGGTGCGGGAAAGGACAGAATCATAGTGCAGGATAGTCCCGATGTAGATCACATCGAGCTTACCACCCGCCGTTCCCAGCGGTAACACGGTCTTCTTCAGCCAGTTTTCCAGCTTCTCGCGTTGCTCCGGGCTACGAACTTGCTCGTCATTCTCGATGTCATCCAGCACCACCAGATCAGGACGGTACGGCCCATGACGCAAACCACGCAGTTTCTTACCGGAACCGGCCACCTGAACTTTAATATCGTTACGGGTCAGGATTGTCCCCATTTGCCACACACGACCCGCGCCACAGACATCAGGGAAGTCCATCAGCAAGCGGGGGTTGTAGACCAACTCTGCTTTGATGGCTTCAAGCATCGGATACGCCTGGTCGATGGAGTCCATTACGATGACCGGGTAATGCTTGATGCCACAAATGATTGTCCACAGCACAAAGAGCTGACTGACCAGAGTGGATTTGGCTTCGCCACGCGGAGCCGCTATTGCATCGTTCTCACCCTTGGGACTGGCGACAATTTCTGGCAGGCGACTGAACAGATATTTATGCAGTTCGCTCTTATCTTTATGGCGCACATAATGCGGGAAATAGTTCTCGATAAAGAACTCATAGCCCGTCACCGGGTCTTTTACCTGCTGGTGACGCTCAGCAATAGCCGCCGCTGAGGGGTCAAAACCCACATCCTCGGCCTCAATGGTTCTTCGCAGGCTGGCGGCAAGGTCTGCCAGTTCGCTGGCAAAGTCACGCGCGGTGAATTTCTTCGCCATAGGGCTATTCCAGCGCCTTATTGATTTCGTTAATCAGACGGTCACGGGCTTGATAGGTCAATTCGCCATAACCCACATCCGCGTGATGCTTTCCTGTCGATGTCGTCACAAAAATGTTGCTATTGCAGTTAACTTCTACGCCGAGAATATCGCTGGCCATAACACTGTAATTACTGGTCAACTGGATTAATTTATCAGCCATAATGAGCTCTCTTAAAAACATTCAGTTAAAAGGAATATCTGATGCCAACAAAACGATTTGAAATATTGGAAGCGCTCTGTGAACAGGAACTGGGTCGTCCGTTGCAATCGTGCTCCCCCAGTAAAATCAGTGCTAACGACACACTGGAATATCTCTGGCCACTTAATGACCGCTTCCGCCCACGCCTGCATCAGATAAAAACAGTTCGCTATCGTAAACAGTACGAACGTGCCGCAGACCAGGCGATTAAAGACTTTGCCCTAAAAGGATCTGAATGGGATGGGATCCCCTTAGTTGTATGGCGTGTATTATTAGAACGCCATCAGCAAGCTAGTCTTGTCTGCATCGCCAATATCATGGCCAATAATCTCCCGTTAATGCAGGTTCCCGAGGAACTCACCGCACAGGCCAGAACAAAATTTGCAGTCGTTTTTTTGTGCTATGCAATGAAGCTCCCGTATAAATTGACCGACGAATCAGCGCTAGACATTGATTCACCTTTTGAGCATTTATCTGGGAAGCTACACTGAATGCGTTCTTATGGGCGTTAGTTAATAACGCCCGATAGTCATACTTATCCATAGTGTTTCTCCACTTCATCACCAAAGGGTTCTAAGATTTCAACGAACGCCGCTAAATGCTGGGGGTGCTTCTCAGAAATAAAGATGCTGAGTTTCTGGAGAACATCCAGCGCAATGGCCAGTTGACTGGTTTCCGGCAATATTTTCTTGCTGGCAGATATCGCTTTATTAAACGCATCGGCCAGACTGGCCAACAGTTCAACTCGCTGTTGTGCCGGGAGGTCTGAATTACAGTTGAGCTGTTCCAAGGTGGTCTGGTACTGCGTGACTAACCCAGTAAGAACAGCCCGGCCAATATCCTCCAGTCCACCACCGGCAATAACGTGAGCTGCTCGTAATTTATCCCAATCATCACCGGAATCCTGCGCCTCTTTTTTCCAGCGGCGGGCGGTAACAAAGGGGATGCCCGCCTGAGCGGAAGCAATTTCCAATGACATCTGGCCGAAAATGTACGACCTACGCAGCCTGTCCCGTGTTTCCTGCGGATGCGCCATCGTTACAGCCCCAAACGGGCTTTAATAAGCACGATAGCCGTCGCAATAAGGCCACCGGACAAACCACCGGCAATGGCTCCGGCCACCGCACCACGGCGGGTGGCTTCGACCTGAATGGCCGTCATATTGGTTTCTATCCGATCAAGTTTTAAATTGATGTCAGCTAATATCTCCAAGTCCTGCCCTGGAATAAAAAGCTGATCTAATTGGGTGCTGATTTTATTTAGCGCATTAACTTCACTGTTGACGGCATTAACACGTCGACTCCGGCGTTTTTGGCGTGGTTTCATTTGTCTGCCTTCCTATCTAATTTTCCGTCAATACGATCAATGGCAATTCTGACATCACGTAATGTCGCCATCATGAGGTCAAAGTTTGTTTTTGCATCTTCACGCCGCTGATAATCGGTTTTTATTGTTTCAACCGATTTTTCTAAATTAGAAATATCCTTTTGTAATTCCTTTACCCAAAGGCCAAAAACAGCGGAAACTATTCCCAATAAGATTTGGAACCCGAGATCTAATGTCACTTGGCACCGCCCGAATAATATTTATTGATTTGTATTAATTGCGTTTCTAATTGCTGGCACCATTTCCCGTAGTCTGCGGCGTGGGCGAGAATATCCTCTGGTGGTAGCCCGTTATGGGTGGGCTGGGTTTCACGGGCAGTTGGTACAGAACCGCTGGCGGTGGGTTGCACTCGCTGATCACAATCGGCGTAGCCAAGGGCTGACTGGTAGACGCACAGGCTGTTAGGCCCAAGGCCAGTATAGGTAGCGCCATCTTGCTGAGTCGCATCATTAATTTGCCTCTTAAGTCTCTGGTTATCGCTATAAAGTGCGTCGATTTTGGCCTGCAACTCAGCAGACAATTTATCGCCCAGTTGTTGAGCGGCCTTCTGACGTGCCAGCGCGGCAGTCAGGGCGGCACTGGCGTCATTAGCGGCCTGAGTTTTTTCTTCCGACCAGGTGGTTTTAGCATTGCTAAAAGCCAGACGCTCATCAGAAAGCTGCTTGCCGTAAATCAATGCCGCCAGTGCAAACCCCGCAGCGGCAGCAACAAGCATCGCTAATAAGGGTTGCCAGTAGGCTTTAAGGAGCGTCCGCAGAATTAGCACTGGAGACCTCCTTATCACGTTTGAGCGCCTGGTGTTTTGATGCCTGGCTTTGAGTGACCCACGCGGCCAGATACAATCCGAACCAGATATCACCGGACTGGCCAAAGATGGTGGCCCACAGTAACGCGAGAGAGGACACGATAAACGCCCCCACCAGAGTGGTATCTGATGTTGATAGCCGCCCAGATGAAGGGTTGGTGATTAATTCTTTGAGGGTTTTCATTATGGACATAGGACACGCTCGGCAACTAATAAGCGGGCCTGACGGTCAGCAAGGCCATTACTACCGCCGTTAATCACTTTGGTTAAGTGAACAAAGCTACCGTTATCTGCATATGGGTTGCAGTTATTAACGTGCCAGAACCAGCCAGCAGAACGGGCCGCATACTCATCTTGCAACAACAGGTCAGGGTTAGTTATAAGGTCGATTTCTAACGCATGGCCGCAGCGGTAATAGTTATCCAGGAAGGTGATTTGCTTCAGGCCACGGCCACGGAATTTCCAGCCATCTCCGGGCGCATTATTACCATAGCGTTTACTGTAAACAAGGTTAGCAATGGCTTTTTGACGTTCAATAGGGACAACGGTTTCACCGGGCTGACGGCCCAACATCGCGCATTGACCCGCCGTTAAACGGGTATTAAAGGTGGCTTTTAAGCCCACTATGCTGTAGTTAAATGATTCGACCAGTGTTTTAAAACCCGCGCTTTCATGCCCGACCTGAGCAATAAATGCAGCCTGTCGGCGTGGTGTATCGATACCGAATTCATTCATGGCCGACAGGATATGCGGATACCAACGCGATGCGAGCGCGGGCGATAAAGAAGCGGCAAGTTGAAACTGTGATAGGGAGATTTGCATGACACCATCCAATGGGTTGGGATGGTGTCAGTATTGCTACGGGGGCTTTATATAATCAGTGGAAGGGGTTCAGTGGTTATTAGCCATCAATATCTATAATTTCAATATCCTCACTTTTTACTTTTTCGTCATCATGTTTAACCATGTATTCACCCTTCATTTTCATCTGGTCAATCATGGGAAGATATTGGTGGACAATATGCCATACATTTTCGTCTTCTTTAAAGTCAAGATTCCTACAATCTGCCCGCTCATTTATTGGGTCACTAGCATCAATTTTATTTGGATTAGCTATTAGCAAAATCTTACGCCAAGCACAGGCTTTAACTTCATTTTTAGGTGTGTCAGTCGCACCAGTTGAAACAACCTTACCAGACTTATATCCAAATGCGAGATTACGCTGCGCTTGATAGCCATCTTTTAGCGCTCCCTGTATCAGGATACTTTCGTTACCAACAGCCTTGGAATCAGCAAAAGCAGAAGAATTAACAATTAATAAACTATAAAAAATGATGTTTTTTATTTTCATTTGCAACCTCAGAATAAAGAGTCTTGTGGTAACTCAACGTTATTTTTATTCCTCTCTAACAATCCCCAAGCGAACCTATCAGAGAAGCCATATTTAGGGCATAGCTGCGTCATCACCATCAGTGAAGAGACGCCAGTGTCACGCAACTGCGCAAATTCAGCCAGGAACGAACGGTTACGCAACTCACGCAATGCCCGATCACAACGAGGGAGGTAAAGAACCTCCCCACCAAAGTGCTTGACCAACAGTTGCGCGTTCTCATCACCAATGGTTTCACGTAACAACGTGGCGCGGGCTGCGCCAAGTGCGCGCAACCCTTTACCGATTGGGAAGGTGGTGCCACCCAACTTATCGAGCAGGCGGGCTGTGGCTGGATAACCGATCAACTCGGCAATCTGCTGGACAGACTCTGGCAATAGCGCTTTAACCTGCTCAATATCCATCATGATTTCCCTCGACGTTTGGCATCGATAATCAATGCCTGCATCAGTTTTGTCAGTTGTTCCAGCGGCAACCAATCAACATATCTTACCTGAAACATATGTTGCGCCATAGATTCAGCATAATCCCATGGTCGGTTTGCGTCAGCCAGAAGTGCCTCAATCTTACTGAGTATCGTCTTCTTACTGGCGGGAACGCTGGGGCGACGTCCGCGTTTTGGGGTCGGTTTAGGCTCAAATCCATGAGCCCGCATATAAGCCACAATACGTTCTTGCTGCTCGATGGAACAATGAGCCGAGCTGGTTTTACCGGTAAGTCGATAAATAACATCGCGGTATGTTTCATCGTCCCAGGCTAAAGCAGACTTACCGACATGAATAAGCTGGATCAGTTTTTTGTCCATAACGCCCCCAGTTGAGTCCGTAAACGATCACTGACTTTTGTCGCCAAGCCCAACCGGATAAGCCAGTCAGATAGTGTATCCATCGCCTCGGCTGGTGAGGCATGCCAAGGAAAGTTATCAAAACCCACCAGAGCAAACCACTCGTTATTGAGAGAAGTTAAGGTTAATGATTGTTCAATAACAGTGTGTTGGTTTTGATGCGTCACCAATAAGTTAATCAAAGCGGAAGAACCTACAGAGTACGGGCTACTGTGTTCAAACTTAGTGATGTGTTGGGTTAATTTCCCGCAGCCAGTCAGTAAATCAGCAGTATCCGCTGGAGAGTAACCGCCCAATTCAAGCAGCTTTGCCCGCGAGGTGGTAATCTCATCAAAAGCCGACTGGAGGACTTTCAGCAGTTCTTCGCTGTAGTCTTCAGCCAACGCTAGGTGACTTTTTAACAGACCCAAATTAGTCATTTTGCACCTCATCCAACTGAGCGTGACCGGTCACATCTGTAAGATTTAAAGTGCGTGACTCACGATAAAACCAACATTGTGATTCACCTACAAACGCTGTATTGCAACCCGCAGGTAATGGCAAATGACAATGATTGCAATTACCCAAGGCCGCCTCTTGCCGCTCCAGTCGCTCACCATCACAGAAGATTAACAGCTCAACATACTCGCTAGGGATATATGGCTTACGACCAGGATTGCGGCGCTTACAGCCATCCAGCAGCATTTTAAACCCACGGTCAGAGATAACTATTTCAATACGATGCTGGCCGAACTGTGACTTTGCGCGGGCGCGGGAGAGGCGCTTACGCGCCGCTGCCTGCTCTTTACTATTGTGCTTAGTCATTGTAGTCATCCTCGTCGGCGGCAAGGCGCTCTTCAAAAACCATCAATCCCACGGGCCAAAACAGCATGATTAGCATGAAGGAGATACGTGGGGTCTCCTTTTTCATCCAACCCAACCGCCGCAGAATGCTGGCCCAGCAATAACCAAGGTAGATGTAGGACGCTACAGCCCAACAGATTAAGGTGATTTCTCTAATGGTCATCATGCCTCCTTAACCAATTCTGATTGTTCAAATCCTGCCTTTACAGCATCAACAATGCGGGATAAATATCGATAGGAAGGGTTTTCTACCATCGGCCAATTAGCGTAATAAGGATCATCTCCCAGCAAATCAGCTAAATCAGAACCCGATAGCCATTTGCAAATATCTGATTTGACATCCTCAGAGGAGACAGCCGCATCCCAATATTCCCGGGCTTTTTCTTTCGTAATGTCATTTGCGCGAAGTAACCTGATAATCTCTCGTTTCACAAAAACAATGTTTGCATCATTGTCGTCGTCAACTGACTTATCTAACTGGGGAGATAAATAACCGATAAGATAATCATTGTCACAACGTCTGAAAAACTGACTGATTGTCTGGCCTGACATCGCGAACCACGAGGCCGTCCATGCCTTTCCGTAGCAAGTGATGGTAATTTTCCCTTTGCCTGGCTCGTAGTCATCAACTAGAACCTCAACAGGGTCAAGACGTTCCAGACCAGAGAGACGCATTTTCACTGATTGGCTGATTTCAATTTCCATTAGACTCTCCCACAGATGCAATGGTTGGTTTCAGATGCTCAATGCTCAGGCCACCGGCGCGGCCATTAACGCTAACCACCACAGCACCATGCCCCAATGCCCAAGCCTCAGTGCGGGTGACCACCTCAACGCTGTCAGGGATACCCCTGTTAGGGAAATAGTTGAAACTGCTACCAACGGGGTATTTTTGATTGAACCTTTCGGCTGACAACCCTTTCAGAAAATGGCTCATGGCTTCACCCTCCACTGTTTTTTATGGTGTTCAACGGCTTGCTTCATGGCAACGCGCTGCTGGTTCTTGTGAATCGAATTCCCACGACTATCAAAGAAGTTGAAACGCGATTTACCGGGCAGATTGGGATACTCGATCACCACGCTGCCATCCGTCAGGGTGTAAATACGCTTATTGCCGTTATCCTGATATTCCCGGCTGCTGACATGGGCTTTCATGAGCGCTCTCCCCAGCCTTTGAATCTGGCCGCGTCACAGAACCGGGCGCGTGTAAAACACCATTGCTCATTGACGGCCAGCATGGAGGCGTCGGCGGCTGCTCGCCAAACGGGTAACGCATCGGCATATTTGAACTGTTTTTCGAGGGCCGCGGCTTTCAGCGCCAAAGACATAAACTCGGGGTTGGTGACACCCAAAGGCAGGCAGCGCAATTTTTTGGTGCTAACTTTTTTACTGGCGGGTACATTTTTCCAATGAGACAAACGGGGGGTACCCGGCGATTTTGGCGTGACACCTGCTACCCCTGCCATAGCGTAGCAACGCATATTACCGTTCCAGCACCGGCTAACATGGCCTTTGCTGATATCTTTGGCCAACAGTGCGCCGACACGCGCAATGGGTAAGCCAGTAAAGTTGGCCAGTTCGCGGCCAGTGGCAGAACCCAGTATTTTCAGTGCCTGGCGCAAAGAATCGGTTTTAGACAGGTTTTCCATTATGACCTCCCAATCAATGCAGGTTGAGAATCAGTACCATTGACTGCGTGGAGCAAGCTGGCATCTTTACCCGCTCGATATCCAGTATCCGCAGCATCATCAGCCCCGCGACACTTTTTGGCTTCTCGCATATCGCCTGATTGCAGCCCAATATCTTTCTGCAATTTACGATGGTAGGCAGTGATTAAGGTTGCCTCTGTATCTGTAACCGTAAAATCTTTAATGACCTGATAAGCGCCTATTACCCACCCCTCACAGAAGGTATCCCCTCGGGCTATTTTAGTGCTGGCTTTAATGCTCTTGCGCATTGACGCGGTATATTCACGGCGGGCTTTCATCATTTGGCGAGAGAGTACGTCAAAGGCATAAGCTGCTATTTGTGGGCGTTCATTCGGGCCGTAGAAAATAACCTGACGCTGAGCGGTAGTGTAATAATTACGTTTAAAGGTCATATAACACTTAACGCCGAAAGCCCGACAGATGATACCTGCCAGCAGCCCCATATATTTAGGGACAGCCTGAGCATGAGAGGGAGCGCCTTTACTGCCTGCCTCGTTGATTTCCATCAAGTCGATATCAATGGATGTCAGACCATGCTCACGCATCAAGTTTTGGGCCTGACTCATCGCATTGGCAGCTTCATTTGGATTGGTACTGTGCTTAGCCAAATTCAGCAGTTTCTTAATTTTGGCGAGATACTTTTCTTTATTCATGATGATGGTTTTCCATTATTTTGGCGTAAGCGCGCCCCTGCGGGTTTACGCCATGTTTAAAGATGATTTAAAAGCGAATTAAATTAGCCCGCAGGCGTTAATGATCCCGTATTAGCAAAATAAGGTTCTTTATTAATTTCCACGACAGTTGCTGAATCAAAATCATGGGCTGGGCCAACCGTTTTTACTGATTTGCCCCCGCGTAAAAATTTGCACGGTTGGTAGATGAAAACCTTACCCACGGGATAACGCCGATTAAACTCTTCAGCTTTCATATCAGACTCCAGAGATATCAAGGGAGATGGCCTGATATTGGTCACTGTCGCCAATACGCTCATAAACCCGGACATAGGAACGACTGCCGACAACCTGCACCGCTTCACTGATTGCATCCATCGCCCGTAACCAGCGTGAGTCCTGAATGTCATAACGACGCAGGGCCAAGACTGCCCCGGTATTGATCTCACCCTCTTTATCCGAGGAGAAGGCCCGGTTAATTAAGGTATGAATTTCAGGCCGCGCACCTTCAACCCAATCAGCAAGGCATTCATCAATAAGCGCTTTAGCGGCTTGCAGGCGCTCATCAAAGGCAATGCGGTCTTGCATGGCCCGCTGGATTTTATATTTACCGTCAAAGGTATATAGCGTGACGTTGCCTTTTTTACCGCCCAGTGAAATATTGTATTCATTGGCTGACAGGTCAACGAACGCGGCGATGTCAGCAAAGGTGGCCAACTTAAACTCGGTCAGCATTTTGTTAACGACCAGTGCGCGATTGATAATGTCCCCCACTAATGTGTCGCGCATTTTGTCGATATCTTTAACCAGAGAGACTGGGGTCAGAATACCTTTAGCATCAACCCAGTAACCCTCTGGAGCGGCCTTATCAGTGAATTGTTTGTTATCAGTGGACATGCTTTTTACCTCGTTTGGTTTTAATTGATGCTTCGTGAGCTTTGATTGAAATATGCCCAGCCAATCCGTTAGAAACGGCTTTGGCTATTGCTAAATCATCCTTACCGTCTTCTTTTGATGCTTCACACCGACAATCAACAGCTAGCCGATTCTTACTGTCAGTCATAATCTCAATGATTATCTTTGCCATAACTGGCTATCTCCAGATGATATGAGCGCCGCGCCAAATGGTCATTTTGACCAGGCTACGGACACCGTTACGGGTTTCGGTTATCTCAACCGCACCTTGTTCCCATGCCTTAAAGGGGCGATCAACTTCGATGATCGGACGGCGTAAGCGGGTGTTTAATTCCACCACTTTAATACCGGCGCGTAATAAGCGATTAATAGGCTTCATTAAGGTCGGGTTATTAATAGGCAATTGGCACATGGCTTATTCCTTAATTAATTAACATTTTGGCAGCTTGGCGAACGGCACCGACACCCACGGGTGTTTCATTGATATGGCTAAGGCGAATTGCACCGCGCAGTAACTTAAATAAGCGGCGGGCATTGCCTCTTGATTCCTGATAAAGCGCCTCATTGATATCATCTGCTACCGCAGGCAATACACTTGCCGCAATGGCACTGACATCATCTTTAGGCAGGGCATTACCGATATTGAGTGCAAAGGCCACACGGCTATAAAGCTGGACGAATTCGCCACGCTTACCTTTCAGGTTAATCAACAGTCGCGGCATACCAACCAGGACAACGCCGATACCGCTTTTATCGTGCAGACGGCGCAGCACTTCCAGTGATCGATGTGGCAGCAACTCCCCCTCGTCAATCAACAAGACATAGCCCGAATCACGTAATTTATTGGTACATAACTCAAAGGTTTCATGCATGTTGCCGCGAGGGGATAGCCCTAAACGGTTACAGATCTCTTCCAGCAAGACGCGAGCGGTAAAGCTGGGGTCAACTTCGATTAACAGCGCAGTGGAGTTCTGGCTGGCGTAAGCCTTTAATGCCATGGTTTTCCCTAACCCAGCCTCGCCGTAAATCACATTGATCTCACCGTCAACGTGGGCCATACGGATAATTTCCAGCGCTTTTTTGGATGCTGACGTTGCAACAAACTTCACGTCTACGCGCTGGGCTTTATCTTTCTCGCGAGTGCGCTCGAGGAAAGCCTGTACCTCACTATTGACCCTGTCCAAATCCCCGTTATATTTATCTTGTAGATATTGATTGACGGTGGCAGTACTCATACCGATAGCGCGTGAAACCTGTGTTTGGTTGAGGCTTTTACGTTCCATCAGCTCTATAAGGTCATTTTTAATTGTCATGATTTAATTCCTATGTAGTGAATGAGCGGCATTTGATGGGCGTCAAATAGCCGCTTTTTTATTGCCATGTACTTTTAAATATTCATCGCGATCAGATTGGAATAAGAACATCTCTTCCCGGTCATCATTAATGCGTGAGATATCACCCTGGATAAGCGAACCAAAATCGGGTGCATCATCGGCAGTCAGTACCGGATTAAGCTCGGCGTTAATCTCTTCGGCTTTTTGCTCAACCAGTTTCATGCGGCGGCTATGGCGGTCTTTTGCCACTTTCTGGACGTAATCCACAGGGAAGGCGGCGCGGGTATTACCATTCACAATCGCAGTACAGATAAACGAGCCATCAAGGCGGCGAACGGTAACGCTACTGGCATCGTGAATATCGAACTCAACCAGAACTTCTTCGCCATCAACCTGAATTAAACCCTCAGCAAAATATTGGTTATTGAAGATAGACAGCCAACCGCGCTGGGCGGTACGTTTGACTTGCGGACGGAACATGTCGCGCAACTCGATATCGGAAAGGCGATCAATGGTCTCGCTTGCCAGCAATAACTGGCGGTACTCCGTAGCGGTATAGTGTTTACCATCGTCACGGCGGGGTAATTCGCTGTGCCGGTGGGTGGTGTTATAGGCTTCAATTTCATCTTCTATGGCATCGATAAGCTGCTGCCATGAGGGTAATTTAGCCATCGCCGCCTTTTGGCGACTGTTGAGCTCTTTATTCTTCCCCTGTGCATTGAAGGCTGAATTAAGGTCAACGCTGACCATACGAACCGTTTCGCGGTCAGCAGATTTACCGTTATAGGTGGCAAATTTACGGGCGATACGGGCAGGAATTTCGCGGTTAAGCCGCTCAATAATCCCACGCGCCTGCGGGTTACCGGGGATACCTGTAGGGTGCTCCACACCAAGACGCGATAAAATCCCCGTAATATCAGCATCTAATACGTTTGCGGTTTGACCTGCACCGTTATCTGAATAGTAAATCAGGGGTATGCCGTGACTCTGCATACCGTGGCGCAGTGCATCAGCCACAGCGATCACGTTCTCAGCCAGGCTCAGACTCCAGCCGACGACATAACGTGTCCGGCCATCAATAACCAGCGTGATTTCGGGTGTAAATGGACGACCATGGTCAGGGTGTGCCACTTTCATTTTCATGCTGTGGCCATCCCCAATCCAAACGCCGTTAACAGGCATTTGTGACCAGTCACGCTTCACATAGGTATTCAGCGCTCGCATGGCAGAACCCGTAACACGGCCACGTTGTTTAACGACGGTTGGCAACTTGTCTAATGCCCGCCGCACGGCATAGACAGAAGGAATTGCGGCGAGCATGGCGGGCTGGTCTGCATACTGCATTTGCCAGTCATGCTCAAAGTTCTCGTAAGCCTCAGCAATGCTTAATCCGTTGGTGGTGCGGTAGTGCGCCATAAATAGTGGCATCCATTTAATGCGCTCAACGGGTTTGCCTTTATTGTGCCTTGGAGCCAATAAAACCAGACGCTCAGAGGGCGTGGCGGCACGTTCATAGTCAACAACCCAACCATTCAGGGTGCGGGTACTGACGCCTGTGCGCAGACCTTTACGGGCATTGGCCATCGCGGCTGCTTTCTGCAAGTTCTCAGGCAAATTATTAGAACGTGACTGGTCACAAATATAATTAATGGCTCTAATGCGTGACAATCCGGCGTTCTGTAAATTGATAACCTCGGTCACCAGAGTGGCGCGGGCATCCGCAATATCACGCTGTAACTTGGTCAGATTGCCGGTGCTACGCTCCAGCAGGGCTGGACATTGGCGCATAAGGTCTAACTCATGCTTAGCTTTTACTCTTGGGTTTAAATCGTCGTTAAATGCCGCTTTAACGGCTTTTTTCTCTGCATTTAAAAGAGAGTTAAGGTGGCGCTCACGAACAACGTTTTGTTGCTGCTCTGTGAGGCAATCAATATGGTATTCAAATGCCTTGGTACCAGCGCGTTTACGTTTCAATTCCAGTGAACTACCCGCGCGCTTGTTAAGCGCAGCCCTAATACCTGGCGCAGTCCCAGGCATACCCGGTAACCCAATCAGCTCATTCACAGAAAGAAACATGTTAAGCCACCCTGCGAGTTAAAGCGGGGTAGCGACTCGGCCAAATATTTACTGGTTCTAAACCCAATGCTTGGGCAATGATTTTTTCCCCTTTTGGGTAAGGGCGATACAGAGCGTTTTTGAGTGTATCTGCGGCTAAACCAGCCTCAATAGACAGGTCTCGCATGGTTACACCTTGTTTATGTAACGATGCAACGATATCTATTCGGTGCATATCACTACAAGCCACTTCATTTCTATTCATCAT